AAGCAGGATATACAAGGCTGCTAAATATATCCGGATTGTTTCATTTATATTTGCTATATCCTCATATTTAAATGCAATATAATCTATATCCCAATAGTGATGTGAAGTTCCCAACAAAACGTGAAAAAACCTTGAAATATGCCCTATAAAACGTGAAAAACCACCCCTTTGGGTTGCTTTTTTCTCAAAATATCTTAAACTTAGTCCAAAATAAGTTAAAGGTATTTGATGCAAGCTAAAAATAGCTTGTATGACGTGAGAAAGGAGTGATGCAAATGGGTGTTTTTTCTAATTCTGAGATCAATGCTTCAATCAGAGGGTACATATTGAGAAGTCTTGTAAAAGGCTATCACTTTTCCCTTTCGGCAAAAACATTGACCAACAAAATGATGTCATGTGGTTTGATTACCACACCTGACATTTCCGATCAGCTTTATTATTTAGAGCAGTGTAATCTGATTCAGTTCTCAAATAATTCAGATGCGTTCAATGCTTTGGATGATGATGTGGTTATCAGACTTACCGCCGAAGGAATTCGTTTCATAGAGAGCGGCGGCAATTCGGAAATGGGGATTGATCTGTGATGGAAAAAGTCAGAAAGCCTCGTTCTGATTCTAAGATGTACCAGTTGCCTAAAGATGTATTAGATCAAGTGAATGATATGCTTCTAAATGAAAATATGAAGTATTCTGATATTCAACATTGGCTTGAAACAGAGCATGACATGAAAATTAGCCTTTCATCAATCTCTAACTATGCGGTAAAAATATATCAGGCGGCTCAACGTGTTTCTGATGACTTAGAACGGACAAAGTTTTTTATTGATTATATTGGAGATAAAAGCGAACTTGATGCCAGCAAAGCAACAACAGCCATTTTAAAAAGCGGACTATTGCAGAAAATTGCAACTGCCGAGGAAGAATTTAATGAAATGCCAGTTGAGAAAGCCGGGCGGTTACTTGTAGAGCTAAATAAAGCGGAAATTGCAAGAGAACGTCTTGAACTAGATTACAAAAAGAAGATGCAACTTGCTTTTGAAGCTTTTGAATCTAATATAATGGATGAAATCAAAAAGTATCCTGAAATTAAGGAAAAATTTTCTTGCCTATTCAGGGAGTTAAAAGAAAAAATTCAGATGGAAAATTAAGGAGGATTTGACTATGAAGTTAATTAGTGCTTTTTTAAGAAGCAACTCATTTTTTAATGTATCTAATGAACATGTTTCTATGTTCATTGTTGAAAAAGGAGAAGTTATTGAAAAAGGCGACTTTGTTGTTGTGAACACAAGAACATTACTCGCCCGAAAACCTGTAGAAAAAAGTGGTTATTTTACTGTAGGAGTTGCCGCCAAAATCATTGATCAGGCTGATGGAAATCAGGCTGTGATTTGTGTAGATGGTTGCCATATGCTTTATGATACCAGTAAAAATATTTCCGAAAGTGACATTGGTAGAGCCTGCTACTTTTTAGGAAAAAACTCAGTTACATTGGATAATATCAACAAAACTAAAGCCGGAATTATTGAAGGAATTGAAGTGAGTGATGATCCGATTGATATTGAGGACGGTACAGACCGAATTGTGTGGGTTAAGAACAATCTGACAGAAGGGAGTGATTTGGAATGGTAATAAATCAGCAGAACTTGAACGGTTTATTTACCGGATATTCAGCGGCATTTAACAAGGCATTCAGTGAGACACCTGTTAACTATCCGAAAATTGCTATGGTTGTTCCGTCTGAAACAAGGGAAACAACTTACGCATGGATGGGGCAGATTCCAAACATGAGGGAATGGGTCGGTTCAAGGGAAATACAGAACTTGATTGCACATGAATATACGATCAAAAATAGAACTTTTGAATTGACAACTAAAGTTCCGGTCAATGATATTGCTGATGATCAGTTTGGGGTTTATGCACCGCTTATTTCTG